GGGCTGAATCTGCCAATAACAAGATATCCCGGGAATCACCGAAAGCTTCTGCTTTTCATAATCTCCGAACCGCTCAATTTCTGTAAGTTCTGCCGGCCTCGGGCCCACAAGGCTCATCTCGCCTCCTGTTGTCAAGATAGAGACAACAAAAATTTGTAAACAATTTTGCAACAGTAGAATGACAAATTTATGACTCCCTCTCATACCCCATACAAAGAAAAATCCCCCAACCGTTTACTCTCGTATCACCGAGAATATCCGATTGGGGGATTCCGTTATTCAGTTGTTCAGCTTCTCTTGACTGCTCGTGCAAGCGAGCTTGCGAGATACCATATCAGATATGCCACCGCTTTCACAAAGGCGAATACGGCGATTACAAAGCCGAATAATGCACCGACAATAGCATTAAGTGCGAGGATGCCCACGCCCCTTGCAAAGCTCCCGCCGATAGGAATGACAAAGAGCATATACGGAATACCAAACGGCACACCGAAAACCATGCACAAACGGAACCAGTCGATCTGCCCGTCCACTATGTAAATGTACTGTCCCAAGACTGCGATCAGCAAGATCGCTATGATGGGAAGGATGCTGTGCTTCAATAATTTCCTATTCTATTTACCTCCGTTACGCCCATTTCTTCGCCGCTTCAAGCAGCAGATCATCAAACGTAAACTCAACCTCTATCGTCTGCTCATCGTACACATAGACCGTCTCAATAAAGGCATCTGCCATTTCCTTTGTCAATGTATCATGCACCATGCTTTGCTCAGCTTTTTCATTGATTGTAGAAACCGCATCGGTCATGGCAGTATCTTCTTCGACCAAAGAACGTAGGCGGTCGAGCGCAGTCTGCAAAGAATCGATCTTGTCTGTCAGTTCTTCTTTCTTCGCCAGATATGTCTCTCGACTTATTACGCCCTCTGCATACGCTTCATACTGTCTGATTCGTTCTGCCTTATAGGTTTCAATATCACGCTCCATACGTCTTGTATCGGCTACTACATCCTGCACCTCCGTGCTTTTAGATTCCTCTATGCGAACCCCGAGTTCACGAAGTGTCTTTAACTGCGTTTTCAAGCTCCGCAGAACGGCAGAGTCGATTTCACGGGCAGACATATACTTGTCACAGCAATTTGATTTACGTCCGCTTTTGGTTTTATGAGAGCAGTAATAAACAGCATCATACGCAAGCTCTAAACGGGTAATTGCAAGACGGCATACACCGCATCTGATTTTCCCGCGCAAGGGATAATCATTTCCTGTTTTGAACCCCGGCTTTCGCATCGGCTGTATGCTTGTCTGTGCGCTCTCATATAATTCACGGCTGATGATCGCATCATGTCCGTCCTCAATGATAATCTGCCGATGTTCGGGAACGGCTCTGGTGATATGTGATCCCACCTGCAAGCTCTCACGATGGCTGTGAACGAATGCGCCTGTGTATTCATATCTGCGGAGAATGGTTCGGATTTTCCCAATATCCCACAGACATTCCGAATCTGCCACTTTTCGTTTACCGCAAAATTCATTCTGCTTTTCACGGTGTATGCTCGGTGTGTCAACCCCCTGCTCGTTCAAATAGCCTGCAATTCGTCCCGTACTCCATCCGTCACTTGCTTTTTCAAAAATGAGCTTCACGATCTTTGCCGCTGCGGGGTCTATACGCCAACCGCCTTTTACGGTTTTGTCTTTGATATACCCATACGGCGGTCTGGCAGACGTGCTGATGCCTTGCTTCCATCTCGCACGAAATCCGGACTTTACTTTCTTGGATATATCACGGCTGTACAGAGAATTGACAAGGTTGCTGACCGCCATATCCAGACCCATCGTTTTACCGATGTATCGGTTACTGTCATAGTTGGAATTGACTGCGATAAAACGCACACCGAGAACCGGAAATATCTGTTCCAGATAATCGCCCACACCAATATAATCTCTGCCAAGACGGGAGAGGTCTTTGACAAGGATAGTATGTATCCGTCCTTTCTTGGCATCTTCGATCATACGCCGGAATGCCGGACGGTTGAAGTTCGTACCTGTATAGCCGTCATCTACGTACTCAAAGACTTCATTCGTAAATTCTTCTTTGGACTCCACAAAGCTCTGCAGCAGTTCACGTTGATTCTCAATACTGTTACTCTCGTCTTTGTTGTCTTTTCCGAGATCGCCGTCTGCCATCGACAAGCGGAGATAAAAAGCCAAAGCCGCACTCATTCACACTCGCCCCCTTCCATCATTTCTATAACTCGCTTGTACACGTCCTCACACTTGAACGTAATCTCATATCCGTCTGTGTTACTGATTGAAACTCGCTCGACAAGCTCATGCACAAGCTCCGGATTGAACTCACGATTGTCAAGATACTGTTCCAGATGCTTAACAATCTTGGAGTAGTCGTCAATCGTCTTTTCCAGTCTCTTTCGCTTTACTTCCAGTCCTGCAAGTTCGTCCTGCATTCGCTGTGCATCTGCGACATACTGCTCCTTGATATTCTGATAATCCTCTGCATCAAGGATTCCATCTGCGTAATCCTCATACAGTTTATGCTGACGTTCCTCGGTTTCAGAAATCTTGACCTGCAGGGCAAGCATTTTCTTCTGTGCGGAAAGCAACGCATTTTTACCGCCCTGGGAGGTGTTCACCATATCTAGCATTTTCTTTCGGTCACACATTCCCTTAATCAGTAGATGGATTTGATCCATGACAAAGATTTTCAGAAAGTCCTCATGCACCACTCGACCACCACAGGCAGCCTTTCCCCCGTTCTGCGGACAGAGATAATGCCCACCTGTCTTTTTTAAGGTTTTGTAATCGTGCAAATAGCGAACATAGTACATATTGTGACCACACTCGGCACAATGAATCATGCCCGAAAACTGATCTTGTATCTTTTCTCTCTGTTCCTTATGGTAATCGGTTTCGCTGTATTTTTTCATGTTGTTCGCTTTCATGGTCTGAATAATTTGCTCCCTGTCCTCTCTGGTAACAAGCGGTTCATGTACGTTTTGATGTACCGTCCATTCATCGGGAGAGGTTCGATGACATTTTTCAGCCTTATAAAGAGCCTGCTTGATTCTTCCGACACACACATCGCCTACATATCCGGGATGGGAGAGGATTTTATAAACGGTATCAGCTCGCCACTCCGCAGGTTTTACTTCTTTGCCTGCTTTCTGATTTCTGCTTTGTCCCGGTGTCATGGCACCGATCAAATCCAAGCGTTTACCGATCTCTTTTACCGATACACCAAGTCTCGACCATGCGAATATGGCTCTGACAGTCGGTGCGTTTTCTTCGTCAAGCACAAACCTCTTTTTATTCTCGGAATGGTCATAACCAAAAGGTGCTGTACCCATAGGCATGGAATCCGCCTTGTTCTTTATGACCTCTCTGGCAGCACAGATTTTCTTGGATATATCCTTTGCGTACATGGCGTTTACCATGTTCTTGATCGGCACGGCAAGACTGCTCCGATCTTCTTCCCGGATGCTGTCAAAATCGTCCGTCACGGCGATGAAGCGTACATTCAGATGCGGAAATAACGTTTCAATGTAATAACCGGTTTCCAGATAATCACGTCCGAAACGGGATAAATCCTTGACTACGATACATTCGATTTTGCCGCTTCGCACATCATCCATCAAACGGACAAACTCCGGTCTGTCAAAATTCGTTCCCGAATAGCCGTTGTCAGAGTAGCTGTCCTCAAACTGTAAATCCTCATGCTCGTTAATAAACTGATACAGCATGGACATCTGCGTTTGCAGAGATTCGTCTGTCTCGTTCTCAACCGACAATCTGCCGTATGCCGCAGTTCTGAGCAGATTTTCTTTCTTCTTTGTTTGTATATTGGCTATAACAGCCGTACTAACCGCAGTATCGTTCTGCGCTCGTCTGCTTTTTCGTGCCATCACCACACCTCCGTTTCATGTATGGGAAGCATATCCCGCCATCTTGTATGTTTGACAGGTAAAACCACTTCCACAGTTTCCAAATTCTCAATCAGAACCTTATCAATCCATTTTCGGATTTCCTCTTTGGTCAGCTTATCGGGAATTTTTATGTTCCCATAGAACACCATCCAGGGATTACGATCGCTGAACGCCAGCTCCAGCTCGTCCACCTGCGTCATAAGACTTTTGAATGCCGCTTCTTTTTCGATAAGTTCGGCATTGATCTGCTCCCGATACTGTCTGTATTCTTCCTCGGTTATCTCTCCCGCTTCGCTCATGCAGTAATAGTGCAGATGTACTTTTTCAAGCTCTGCCATTTCCTCAAAAAGCGTTCTTGCCTGTTCTGCAAATATCGCTTTTCGTCTCTGCTTTTCAGACTGACCTGCATCCGATGCAACCCATTCTTTTGTAAGCTCGATCTTTTTCTGTTCCAAGCGAAGCTGCTCGACAGTTTGCTCCATGACATAATCATAGCGGATTGTTTTTCTCTGCCAGAAGTCCATGCCGAATGTTTGATAAGGATTCTCTGTACGGTGCAATCTGCACACTACGGTTGCGCCCGTTGTCTTATCGAATATCTGCTTGACAAACGCATTGTCGGATTTCATCACAGGTGGATGGTTTTTCTGCACAGTGCTTCTGCTCTCAACAATTTTGGCGGCACGGTCAAACAGTTCTTTTTCGACAATAGGCGGCGTTTCGATTTTGGTTCTCTCGCCATCCATGATCTTGTACCAATACCCGATATATGCCGTGTTATCAATCACTCGCTTTACCGAACCGGGCGACCAATGGGATTTAACCTCACCACGTTTCTTTTGGCTGACACGGACAAGGTGCATCATCGGAGAATCGATTTTATTCTCGTTAAGGTAATCGGCTACCTCTCTGAAAAGTTTCTTATCATCGGCAACCATGTGGAAGATCTTACGAATAATCGGTACAACTTCTTCATCAATGACAAAACCTTTTCGTTCCTCGTTCAGCAGATACCCATACTTTTCATCATGTACGGAAAGATACCCCTGCGCCTGTTCTGCTCTGGTTCTGCTGTACAGCACACCGCCGATATAGGCGTTACGCTTTTTCTTGAAATATGCCGCTGCTTCCTCATAGGTCAAAGTCAGACTGCACACGTTATCCTCAACTACGGCGAAATGGATGCCTGCAGGTAAGAAGCTCTTTAACAGGACATCTTCTGCATAAGAAACATTGGAACCGCAACGCAAAAGCGAATCGACCACAACCATATCGAATTTACGACTGACACCATCGTTCTGCATCATGCGGAACGCATCATCCGCTTCGGTATCCTGCTTGCGGTCTGCGTACTTCTGTACAAGCTCCCATCCGTTCTGTTTGATATACTTTTGGATTCTGTCATTCTGCTGACGGATAATATCGGACGGAATATTCTTTTCCGGTACGCAGGAAACATATCTCGCATAGCTCGCACATCTCATACAACCGCCACCTCTCTTTCTGCAAATTCTTCACAGAGAGAAGATGCCATTTCAAGCATTTCCTGAATTTCATCCTCATAGTGAAAATGAATTTCTACCGTGTCGGTATCGTACACCACAATACTTGCGATCAAGGAAGCAATCAATTTACGATCCAGTTCGCTGACGTTCCGATATTCTCTGAATGTTTCCATCCAGGGACGGCTATTATTTTCACGTGATAAGAGCTTTTCCCGTTTGGCAATCAGTTCCTCTTGTGCTGTCTTGGCGGAATTGATTTTATCGGTAAATCTGGTATTGATGTCCTTAAACTCGTCACGGCTAACAACGCCGTCCGTCATATCCTTATATACCTTTGATTTCAAATCCTTGTATCGCTCAATCTCCGCTTCAAGTGCCGCAATCTGTGTATCCACACTTTTCACACCAAGCTGCTGTGTCGGAAGTTCATCTATTGCAGACAAGATTCTGTCAGCTTCTACAAGCAATCTGATCTGGTGCTGAATCACCGCAAGCACGTTTGTCATGAGCTTGGCTTCGCTGATGTTGTGCGAGGTGCATCCGTCCCCACGCTTGTATGTAGAGCAATAATAGTAATTGTAGGGTTTGTCCTTTTTGACAACCGTGCGGCGAATCATATTCTGACCGCAATCACCGCAACGGAGAAATCCCGACAAGGTATAAACACTGTCCGAAGCAGGGGCGGTTCTGGTGTCCAGTTCGGTCAATCTCTGTACGATCTCGAAAATCGGTTTTGGGATGATTGCTTCGTGTGTTTCTTGAACCCGTATCCAGCTTGCTTCATCAACGGGTCTGGACTGCTTGACCTTGTAATTGATTTTACGATTTTTGCCCTGTACCATCGTTCCGATGTAAAGCTCGTTTCTTAAAATACGGTTGACCGTGACAATCGACCATTTCGGTTTTCTGCCGGAACGGAAACCGCTGTTGAAATTGAAACCGCACATTCTTTTGTATTCAAGAGGTGGAGCAACCTGCATTTCTTCCAATCTTTCGCTGATACGCTGTGCAGAAAATCCATTGAGCTTCAGTCCGAAAATGGTTCTCACGATTTCTGCGGCTGCTTCATCAATGATAAGGTGGTTCTTATCATTGGGGTCTTTGAGATACCCGTAAGCGGCGAAACTGCCGATAAACTTTCCGTTCTTTCTTTTCACATCAAGCTGACTGCGGATTTTGATAGAAATGTCTCTGCAGTAGGCATCGTTAATCAGGTTCTTAAACGGAATGACGATCTGATCTGCATCACCGGATTCGTCTGCGCTGTCATAATGGTCATTGATCGCTATGAAGCGAACACCGAGAAACGGAAAAATCTTTTCAAGGTATCTTCCGGTTTCAATGTAGTTTCGTCCAAGACGGGATAAGTCCTTAACGATAATGCAGTTGATTTTCTTCTTTTTTACATCTTCCATCATCCGCTGAAAATTCGGACGATCAAAATTCGTTCCGCTGTATCCGTCATCCGTGTACTCGGACACGATGCGGATACCTCTTTGTGCGGCATAGTCTGCAATCAAATCCTTTTGGTTGCGGATGCTATCGCTTTCCATTTTGTCCCCATCTTCACGGGACAGACGGCTGTAGCTTGCCGCCTTTACTTCGTTTTCCTTATAAAAAAACATAAAGCCACTGACCTCCTAATTTACTGCCCTATGGCATAGTAAACCAAGAAATCAATGGCTTCTTTGATTGCACAAGATGCGTGATGCAACTTGATATTATTTTGACCCACCGATATTATAACACATTTCCTCGATTTATGCCATAGGTTTTCACAAAAAAATCGTCTGTTCACAAAAAAGATTCAATTATCGTTTTCTGCGAACATGGTTGCTTTGATGCAATCCTCCAAGCTCTGCTTTCCGACAAATCGTGTTTTTACCACCATGCCGTTGCAGAGATAGCAGTACGGATTGCCGATCTGCTGTACAAAATCCATCATACGTTCCGTGTCGGGAAGATCTGTGTTGATCTTTACATCCTTGATGTCAACCAAACTTTTCCGATCTACGGTGCGAATATCAACCTCTTTCATTTTTGCAATTTCCTCTCCGGTGAATTTTCTTTTCGGGGTTTCTTTCTTCATAAGCAGTTCCTCACTTTGTTTAGGTTTTCACCTAACCCATCGTGGAAACGGCTTTTGCAAGGTAGGAACGAAAAATTTTTCAAAAATTTTTGTTCCCGCTGTCCGCAACGCCATATGAAAATGGCTTATGCGGCGTCTCGGCAAGGTGCAATCCGTCTGCGCCTCCTTTCCCCTTACCGTTCCGTTCTACTCTTTATCCCGTGACTATCCCGATTTTGCGAAATCGGGTAGCCACGAACCCCGAAGAACGGCTAAAGAGTAGAGGGAATTTTATCTCATACTTGGGAGAGCAAGTTTCGCCTACAGTTACTCATAACTCAAATCCTATGATTTTCCTTACGCCAACTGAGACAACTTGATGGGGATTACGCTCCCCATACCCTCGTATCAATTCATACTGTGTGTCGGCTTCCATTTTTGAAAAATGGTCGCACCGTGATATGCAGTATCACTTATGGAGGGACTTTTTATGGCAAGACCAAAAAAAGAGACGGAGCAAAAGGTCAAAAACCTTATCATGCTCCGTCTGACAGACACACAGTATGAAATTGTTTGCGAGTACGCTCGTTTGATGGGTTTACCGCCTGCCGTCTATGTGCGAAAGGTCGTCACCGAAGGCAGACACCCCATCAGGTGTAACATCGTCCGCAACGATGAGAAGATAGACAAGCTGATCGCCCAGCTTTCCCGTGTCGGAAATAATCTCAATCAGATTACACGATTTTTCAATCAAGGCGGTTCTGCTACTCCGGAAATTGTGAAAGAAATCCGTGAAGCCATCCGACAGATTTATGATATGAGCGAAGTGCTTGACCAAATAGAAAGTGATACATCCTATGGCAGTATTGAAACACATAGCGAGTAAAA